GATGACAGCGAAGGTGCTTAGCGACGCGATCGCCGAGCATGGTGCTGGGCACGAGTTCTGCCGCGACGCAGAGTATGACGAGTGCGTGCCTACCTCAATAGATTTGGCAGAGTTTATCGAGTCTACCATCCCATTCGGGAAACATGACCAAGTCTACATTGAGCGTACTATCACATGGCAGGACACGCCTACAGGTCTGGTATGCAAGGCACGACCTGACATCCTCGTGGTGAGCGAGGACCGATCGCACGCGCACGTGATCGACATCAAATGTGCCATCCGGTCAATACGCGAGCACGACTTCCGACGGCAAGCCGAGAATGGGTACTACCATGCGCAAATGGCACACTACTTAACTGGTGCCCGCCTGGGAACGACTCGCCCGGATAATCGGGAATTGGCTGACGCCGATGCCACCATCGCCGCTACCATCGTCGCCTACCAACCGAGCGACCTCGACATGCACGTGTTCGACCTCGACCCCGGCGATCTGGACGATGGCGAGAACCTCATGCGGGAGTGGATTGACGCCATAGCTGTTGGCCAATCAACGCATCATTGGCCGGGTGTGCACGCCGCGCCACGATCGACGCTGCAGATCGTCCAGCCGGGTGGATTCGATGCGATCCCTACTTTCAACAACGAGGAGGTTGATGCCGATGACGCATCGAACGAATCATAGTACCGAGCAACTCCCCCCGTCCGATTTATCACACGTAGCCATCAGCTACGTTCGGGCGATCACGGACGAGAAACCGAAAGCCAATGAAGTCGATCAATTGCAGTCTGGATTGGCATTGATTGCCGAATTTGAATTTCAGCGGCAGGAGGCGCGGAAAGTATCATCGCACAAGCTGAGGGTTGCTAAGTTGGCCCTGGCGGCGGTGAATCCAGCCACCAAATGGGCTGGGGTGGGCCGATGGATCGTACTGGGGCAACTACTTGAGGCCGCATACGCGGAACTCGCACGAAGGGAGGACTAACATGGCTACCACGCAGACGCAATGGACACTACGCGACACTATCGTCCCCAAGAGCGACCAGCTAAACTACGAGGACGTGGCGACAGCGCCGATGACCGTCACCGTCACCGGAATGGCGCGGGGAACGCCAGAGCAGCCCGTGGTCGTGCATGTGACAGACGCGAACGGCGTACCTCTACGCGATTTCAAGCCGTGCAAGACGGTGAGGCGACTGTTGATCGCCGCGTGGGGTGATCGCGGAGCAGGATGGGTCGGCCAGCGGATGACACTGTGTGCGGATCACGAGGTTACTTTCGGCGGCGCAAAAGTGGGCGGAATCCGCGTGTCGCATGTCACCGGCATCACCGAGCCGATGCGAATCCTCATCACCGCGTCAAGAAGCAAGCGGAACACTGTCACATTGCTACCTCTAACGGGTTCGACACCAGTAGACGAAGCGAAGGTATGACTATGCAACAACAACAAAGGTAACCATCGTGGTCCGGCGCGTTGCCGGGTCACAAAAACACTGACGGAAGGATAACGACATGGCGAAGACGAAGACAGTAGAGACGATCGAGGTGGAACCGATCCGCATTGGCACTATCAGCCTTTGGCTGAGAGGCCGAACGCCGATCATTCTCAACCGGATGAGCGAGAAAGCTCGCCAGCAGCTGCTCATCGGCGGAACGAAAAAAACCAAGGCCGAGAAGGAGCAGAGCATGAAGCACGACCCGATCGAAGAGTTCCGGCGATCGATGCACATCAGGCGGGACGCGACACGCACACGGCTAGGCGTTCCGTCGCCGGCCATCAAGGGAGCGATGTGCACGGCGGCCCTCGAAACGAAGGGCACGACCAAGGCACAGACTGGGCGGCTGGTGTGGGTGCGGGGATACGACTGCGAATTGTTCGGCGTGCCCAAGCTACACATGTCCGTCGTGCGAAGTGCCGACATGAATCGGACGCCGGACGTCCGCACGAGGGCGATCGTAGAGGACTGGTGCATGCCCGTCACCATCGAGTTCGCTCGTCCGCAAATGAGCGACAAGGCCGTTGTGCAACTGCTGGCAAATGCCGGTGTCATCATCGGAATCGGAGACTACCGAAACGAGAAAGGCAAGGGTACTTTCGGGCAATTCGAAATTGTCACTGAGGCCGACTGCAAGGATATCATTGCCAGCGGCGGCAAAGGGCAACAGGATGAGGCGATCGACAGTCCTGAGTGCTACGACGACGACGCACGAGAGATGCTCTCGTGGTTTTTAGCGACAGTGAAACAGCGGGGCAAGACTGGCATGCTGGCGAGCCATCGCGATTGATTGGCGGATGTCGCGGATCGGCGTGGCAAGGCAGTCGAGGCGTGGCGTGGCGAGGTTAGGTCTGGTGAGGCAGTCGCGGCGGGGCGGGGCAGGGCACGGCCGGGCTAGGCCGGGCAGTCAACAAAAGGAGCGAACCGATGACGAAGTGGCAAGACAAAGAGGCGGCGATTCGTGCGCTAGAGTTCAACGGCACGGTCAACCCAGACGACCTGATCGAGGCCGCGCGGGATGAGAGTCACCCGTGCCATGGCGACTTCACCTGGGACGTGCAGGCCGCCGCAGAAAAGCAGTGGCGGAACGAGGCACGACAACTCATCCGCCGCTGCAATTTCGAGGTCGTCTACGATGACGTAACGCATCCGGTCGTGGCCTACGTTTCCGAGCCCACGGGCGACGCATTCTACTCGCTGCGACGGGAGCGTAGCGTGTCGCGCGTGTCATCCACGCTGGTAGACGAGCTCACATCACTCCTCGGCTACACAGCCCGCGTGCACGGGATCGCGATGGCCAAGCGGGGCATTGTCGGCGACAGAGTAGTAGACGCCATCGGCGATGTGCGAGGACGCATCCGGGGGATTCTGGATGGACTTGAGATGGGGGATGGAAAGGTGGCGAAGGTATGATCGCGATCAAACGCGGTGCATCCGAGTCATCAGACGCATTCGCCATCCGCATGGTAGCCAACGGTGCTACTTTCGATGAGTACTTTGAGTTCCTACGCAAAGATGCCACGAACTACGGGCGCAAGCCGATGAGCGCCACGACGGCGCGGAAGCACTACCGCGACATCCGCAACGGGCAAACGTGGGCCACCGAGATTGCCCGCAGAATGGAGCAGGGTAACCAACTGCTGCTGGAATGCGGATTCCGCAAGGACCAGGACACATCGGCGGATGGCAGCCGATACTACATCCGCGTCTCGCCGATTGCCAAGCATGGGCGGATGACGCTGGTACGATTGGCCCATCACGACCCGCCCGCGTCGATGGCCAAGTGGATACAGGCGGGCGGTCGAAGCGTGCGGATTGACCAGGACGATTGGCGAGACCAACTAATTGAGGCGATGGAATAGGTTAGCATTATGGCAAGAGGATACACTGACATCACGTGCTATACGTGCGGTAAGAATAAACGAATCACATGCAGTTTGTCGAGGGCGAGTGCAGGGCTGTGCGATTCGTGCTATCACAAACATGATGGAGCGGTGCAACACGTCACCGCGTGGCTGGACGTGCCGCCAATCACTCCCGGGGTCCAAGAGCGAGGCCCCGTGGAGCATCCTGTGAGAGTCGCGACAATCGGCAAAGCGAAGAAAAGGACAAAGTGAATCTCAGTTTGATAGATTGGTTCTTTAGCGAATGGGATAATTGACATGCCAAGCTACAACCGTGTCGTCCTCGTCGGCAATCTCACCCGCGACCCTGAGTTGCGCTATACCCCGAACAACCAGGCGGTGTGCAACTTCGGCATCGCGATCAACCGGCATTGGACCGACCACGCCGGGGCCAAGCAGGAGGAGGTAACCTACGTCGATTGCGAAGCATGGGCACGCACGGCGGAGGTCGTCAATCAGTACACTCGCAAGGGCTCGCCTATCTTGGTCGAGGGGCGACTCAAGCTCGACCAGTGGCAGGACAAGGGCGGCGAAAAGCGATCGAAACTCAAGGTGGTAGCGGATTCGATTCAGCTACTCGGTGGCGGCAATGGAGTAGGGGATGGCGCGAGCGAAGCCGACCCTAAGCCCGGCCCCGGCCCCAAGCCCAAAGAGAACTACGGGTGGGAACAGCCATCCGGTGATGCTCGAAGCCGTCCCCAATACCAGCCGCAACGGGGCATGCCCGAAGAAAACTTCGCGTTTTAACCTATCGCCAGCCCCCAGAAAACAATAAAGAGCCTATGCATGACCCCTGTCGAGCGCATCAAGCAGACGATATCACTAGCGGATGTCGTCGGTCGTGATATCGACTTGCGCCGACTCGGCGGCAAGCTCAAGGGCCGGTGCCCATTCCACGACGACGCAAATCCATCGTTCGAGGTGGCACCGCCCGGAGATCCATATCAGAGGTGGAAGTGCTGGTCCGGATGCGGTGAGGGCGATGTCATCGACTACGTCATGCGCCGCGATCGCTGCACGATGCCAGAGGCCATCGCCAAAATAGACTCCACCGCAGCGGCGCCGCCGAAGAAGCGCCGCGAACAGCCCCAGGCACGCGATCAGCAAACGTTCGCCAGCCCCGAGGATGCTGCCCGCGTCTTCGTGATGCGGTGGGGCGAGCCCAGCGGGAGGTACAAATACACCGACGCCGCAGGATGGCCATGGGGCGAGGTGTGGCGATGGGACATGGAGCGTGATGGCAGGCGCTGGAAGGAGATTCGCCCCATCAGATTCGTTCCGGGCGGATGCATCATCGGGCGAGGTGAAGGCGAATGGCCGCTCTACGGCCAGCACAGTGCTGCCGGCGACCCGGTGGTGGTAGTCGAGGGCGAGAAATGCGTACAGGCGATGCTGTGGGCTGGGCTTTCCTGCATGACGTGGCAGGGCGGATCATCGGCGCCAAAGACAGCCGACTGGTCGCCGCTCGCTGGCAGGCGGGTCGTGATCTGGCCGGACCTCGACCCGCCCGGCGCCAAGGCAGCGGACGAAATCGCAGGGCTGCTGGCATCGCTCACGCCGCCTGCGATCGTCCATCGCATCACGCCGCCATCGATTCTCACCGAGGGTGAGGACGTGGCAGACTACATCGGCAGACTGGCCGCGTTCGGCGACACCGACCATGCGATTCGCGCGAAGGTAGGCGAAGTGGTCGCGTGGCCATCCAACCCGAAGCCCGCCATCCGCAGGGGCCTGTGCGTCATCCGCGCCGACGAGCAGGAGCCGGAAGAAATCCCGTGGCTGTGGGAGGGCGTGTTTCCGGTCGGCAACATCTCTACCATCATCGGGATGCCTGGCGCGAACAAATCCTTCGTCACGTGCGACATGGCTGCTCGCCTATCTACGGGTACGCCATGGCCATGCACGCATGACTACGCTCAGAGAGAGCCATTCGAGACGCTAATGATAAACGCTGAGGATGCGCCGACGTATACTATCATTCCTAGACTCATGGCGCATGGGGCGGATCGGTCGAAGGTACACATTTGCAGCACGTCATACGAGCCGGACAAAGACGGCATGATGCAAGAGGTGCTATTCTCGCTCGATCAGGTCGCATATATCGAAGACTTCGTACGAGAACATCCCGCCGTGCGAATGGTAGTCATCGACCCCATCGGATCGTTTATCACTGGAACGCGAGATACGAGCCGAGATAACCAAATGAGACAGCTACTTACGCCGCTCAAAGTAATCGCTCAGCGGCACAATCTGGCCGTGATAACAGTCCTGCACACGCGCAAGGGAGCTTCCGATCACGCGGACCATGCGGCCATGGGGAGCGTAGCATTCACCGGCATCGCACGGGCCAACTGGCACCTCGTGCACGACCGCGAGGAGAAGGGGCGACGGCTCATGCTGCCCGGCAAGTGCAACGACTGGAAGGTGGCCGGTGGATTCGCATTCTCTATCAGCGGCGAGGCACGCGTGGGGCGGATCGTGTGGGAGAGCGACCGCGTGGACATGACCGCCAACGACTGGTATCAGCGGGCGGGGGAAGGCGACGGCGAACGCCCAGAGCGTGGCCCCGGCGCGACCAAGGTCAAGGAGGTGGAGGATTGGCTGCGCGTCAAGCTCCTCACCGGCCCCAAGCTCGTCGCCGACATCGAGGACGAGGCCAAGCATGCGATGGGATTCGCGCCCAAGACGCTGCGACGGGCCAAGGAGTCGCTGGGCGTGGTCGTGGCGAAGACTGGGGGCACGGGCAAGGGCTGGGCAATGTCGCTTCGCACGGATAAAATGGGTGGGTAATTTTACTCAGGGCAAAACATGGCTAATTACAGAATCAAAGCGCAGTACGGGGTAAGCACCCCATCACGACCAGGCCATCTCGCCCAAACTATGGGCAAGTTGGCGAGTTTGGGCAAGTTAGAAATGGGCCGACTTTGAGTGGTCAAAATTGTAAAAGTCGTTTTTCCCTCGGGCTCAACTTGAGAGCAAGATCTTTGAGGTAATATTATAGTATGTGTACCATTCATGATAAATACGTCGATTGTATTTCAAAGGCGCTAACTTGCCCAAACTATTGGCACCCCTACGAGTTTGGGCAAGTTAGAAATGGGAACTGGGTAATTTTACGCACCTGTTTTTGATATAGGATTAGACCAGTATGCTATAATGGCACGGCAATTGCGTGGCATGCCAAAGTGGCAGTGCAGGTGTGTCAGCGGGTGCCAAAGTGGCAGAAGTTCGATCGAACGACCACGAAGTGTTTAATGACAATAGGTACTTGGCAAAGGTTTAATGAATATATGCGCTTAGAACAAGGGAGCCAAGCTATATTGAATCGCTCGCCGATGGAAGAGACGCCCACAACCCGCCAATTGCCCGCTGGTGGCCCCTGGATGGCCCGTGTCGCGTCCTGGCGTCTTGGTGGTCCCGGGGTGCGACTGGCGGAGCGACGCGACACGGGCGAACAACGGACTGTCGGTCAACCACATACGAGATGATCGATGGACTTTGGTCGGATTGCTGACATGACAAACGCCAATGCCGAAATCCATGCCTCCGGCCCCGATGCCAAAGACCCGCTCGACCCGTCGTCTATCGACCCCGACGCGCTCGCGCGGATGCTCGGCCTGGCGTCCGGAACGGTGCGGCGCCACGTCGACCATGGCGCGCCGGTCAACCGGGATGGAACGATCAACCTGATCCACTACGCCGCCTGGCTCAACGCTGGCGGCCAGGAAGGAGGTGCCAGTGGAGATTGACATCCGCAGCCTGACGCCGACGCAGCTTGTGCGACTGATCAACTCCACGCCGATGGGGGCGGTCGTCAACGCGAGCAAGGTCAACCGCCAGATGAACGAGGCGGGCCTGCGCATCACCGCCCCCGGCGACTCGCGGCGGGTGGACCTCGTCAAGTACGTGGCGTGGCTGGCGCGCAAGCGCGACGAGCCTAGGCCGCAGACGGTGGGCTACGAGGAGAAGCTGCGCCGCGACCTGGAGCGCCAGCTGACGAAATCGCGACAGGGACGCGACATCGGATCGATCCCGCAGGTCGTCAGCCCCGATCGCCGGGCGCGATGCGAAGGATCGTTCCGCGCGTTCTGCGAGACGTACTTCCCCCAGGCCTTCCGCCTGAAATGGTCCGATGACCACCTGCGGGTGATCGACAAGATCGAGCGTGCCGTGCTCGAAGGCGGGCTGTTCGCGTTCGCCATGCCTCGCGGCAGTGGGAAGACCTCACTCGCTCGCGTGGCGGCGATGTGGGCAGTGCTCTACGGATTCCGCGATTACGTGTGCATCATCGGCAGCGCCGAGGACATGGCCAAGATGGTCCTGGGCGCGATCCGGCGCGACATGGCGAGCAATGACCTGCTCCTCGAAGACTTCCCCGAGGCGATCTACCCCCTCCGCAAGCTGGAGAACAACGCCCGCAAGCAGATCGGCCAGCTTTGCGATGGCGAGCCGACGAACATCATCTGGGCGGCGGACAAGCTCGTGATGCCCACGATCCCCGGACCCCGGAACTCGCCGTCCTCGGGTGCGATCATCACCGTAGCTGGCCTCGACTCCAACATCCGCGGGCAGCAGCACACGAAGATGGACGGCACGATCATCCGCCCATCGCTGGTGATCCTCGATGACCCGCAGACGCGCCAGTCCGCCGCGTCGCGATCGCAGACGAAACATCGCCTGGCCATCCTCAACGGCGATGTGCTGGGCATGGCGGGCCCGGATGTGAAGATCGCCGGCTTCATGCCGTGCACCAAGATCTACCACGATGACCTGGCCGACCAGATCCTCAGCCGCGAGAAGAACCCCGAGTGGCAGGGCGAGTGCACCAAGATGGTCTACGCGTTCCCCGCTGATGAGACGCGATGGGATCAGTACGCTGAGCTTCGCGCCCAGGGGCTCCGTGAGGGCGATGGCGGCAAGCGCGCGACCGAGTTCTACGCGGAGAACCGCGAGGCGATGGATGCCGGTAGCCTGGTCGCATGGCCGCAACGGTACAACATTGATGAGCTCTCAGCCATCCAGCACGCGATGAACCTTCGGCTGCGCGACGAGGCGGCTTTCTTCGCCGAGTACCAGAACGAGCCCATCGCGGACCAGGCCGACGAGGGTTTGCTCACGCCGGACCAGGTGGCCCAGCGGGTCAACGGTCGCCCGCGCTTCGAGGTGCCCCAGGCCGCGACCAACCTGACCATGTTCATCGACGTGCATGACAAGCTGCTGTTCTACGCGGTCTGCGCATGGGAGCCGGACTTCACGGGCTACGTCATCGACTACGGCACCTACCCGGACCAGAAGCGGAGGCTGTTCACGCTTCGCGACGCCACGAAAACGCTGGGCGGGCCGCAGGACGGCATCGAAGGCGCGATCCACGCGGGCATCGAAGCTCTGGCCACGGACTATCTGTCGCGCTCGTGGCAGATGGCGGGCACCGGCGCGATGCGCATCGAGAAGTGCCTGATCGACGCGGGCTACATGACCGGCGTCATCGGCAACGTATGCCACAAGCTTCCCGCGACGGTCATGCCCTCCAAAGGCGTGGGCATCACAGCTGGCAAGAAGCCCATGTCCGCCTACCAACGCAAGCCCGGCGAGAAGCACGGCCACAACTGGTACGTCCCCAACGTCAGCCGAACACGCGAGCTGCGCCACGTGCAGTACGACACGAACTACTGGAAGACCTTCATCCACGCCCGCCTGTCGGTCGCCCCTGGTGACCGCGGCGCGCTGACGCTCTACGGCAAGTCCGAGTCCGAGCATCGCCTGTTCGCTGACCACATCGCGGCCAGCGAAACGTGGACCCGCACCGAGGGCAACGGCCGCGTGGTGCAGGAATGGTCCGTTCGCCCCTCGCGCCCCGACAACCACTGGCTCGACTGCCTCGTCGGCTGCGCGGTAGCGGCGTCGATGTGCGGTGTAAGTCTTGCCACGACGGAGATTCCAGGTAGCGAGAAGAAGAAGCGGATGCTGACGTGGGAAGCATACAAACGTGAGGTGCTAGGCCGATGAGTGACGCGAAAACGAACCCGAAGCAAGACGGAATCAGATGTCCAAGGTGCGGTTGTCGTGACCTGCCGGTGAGTGCTACCAGGCCGCGCGGAAACAAAATCGTTAGATATCGTTCGTGCAGGCACTGCAAGCACAGTTTTTCAAGCACAGAGCGGGTAAATCGCACGAAATAATTTTTTCGCCGGTTCTACATATAGAACTAAGTAGCTTCATTTCTTCGCTGAGGCCATTGACACGATGGGCATCATTTATACCATTAGTGTATGGCCGACGATATTTCTGTATTAGAGGATGCGGCACAAGCTCCCAAGCGAGGTAAGACACCTACGCAGGAGGTTGAGGCTCATTCCCTATCCGAAAAGATCGAGGCCGATAAGTACGTTCGCGCGACGGAAGCGATGGCCTCGCGACGAATGTTTCCGAAAGTATTCAAGGCGATTCCACCGGGAGCTAACTAAACGTGTTCGGATGGTTGCGATCACTCACGAGCGCAGTGTCCCAGCCCCCGCCACCCGGGAAGCCCAGGCGGGCCGTACGTGCCGCCTATGACCTGACTCGCACGGTGCGTGAGAATCAGCGGCACTGGGCCGACGCGAGGATGGACTCGGCATTGACCGCGACGATGGCGGACCATCGGCGGACGATGCGAATCCGAAGCCGTCACGAGACGGCGAACAACGGCTACCTCGATGGCATCGTCGCGACAGTCGCGAACTATGTGATCGGCAACGGCCCGAAGCTGGTCATCGACACAGGCGACGATGCGAAGGATGAGGCGATCGAGCGGGACTGGTTGCGATGGGCGAGGAAGATCGACCTGGCCGAGAAGCTGCGATTGATGCGTCGATCGCAGGCGGAGTCTGGCGAGTGTTTCGCGGTGGCGATCGACAATCCACGGATGACGGGATGGACGCGGCTGGACATCGCGGCGGTCGAGGCGGATCGTGTGGCGAACCCCTCGATTTTCGCGGCATCGGATGTCACGAGCGCTGCAAGCCTCGGCGGAATCAAGGGATTGCCGCCTGACGCTGCGGCGTCGATCGACGGTGTGATTCTCGACGCGACCGGAAACGCGATCGCCTATGTGGTTCTGCGGAAGCATCCGGGCGACAACGCATGGTGGGGTGCGTCGGGGACAGAGTATGACGTGCTTTCAGCGTCGCGAGTGTTTCACTTGGTCGCGCGAAAGCGACCGGGGCAAGTGCGAGGCGTGCCTGAGCTTGCCGCCACGATCGGGCTTTTCGGAATGATGCGGCGCTACTCCTTGGCCGTCGTCAATGCGGCAGAAAACGCAGCGATGATCGGCGGCGTCATCACGACCGGCGCAGGCGCAGACACGGGCAACGACACGAACGAAACGACAGGCGTGATGCCCTACGAGGGTGTTGAGTTTGAGCGCGGCATGTGGATGCAAATGCCCAGCGGCTCGAACATCAACCAAGTGAGGGCCGAGCAGCCTACCGATGCGCACGAGTCGTTCCTGCGGTCGATGCTTGGCGAGTCATCGAGGCCGATCGGAATGCCCGTGAGTGTGGCGTCCGGCGATTCGAGCCAGCACAACTACGCATCGGGGAGGCTCGATTGGCAGGCGTTTCATCGGGCGATCGAGATTGATCGGGACACGTATGCACGCACGATTCTTGATCCGCTGTTTCGGATGTGGGCTCGCGAGTACGAATTAGCGAACGGCCCCGGCGCGATTGGCCAACTGACCGATGAGTTTGGCGACGTGCGGCCTGACTACGAGTGGGTGTGGCCGCCGTTCGAGCACGTCGATCCGAAAAAAGAGGCGGACGCTCAAGCGATCCGATTGGCGAGTGGCGTTACAACGTTGGCGGTGGAGGCGGCGAAGCAGCAAATGTCGTGGCGCACGCTCCTTAAACAGCGGGCGAGGGAGCGAGAGCTGAAACAGAAGTTGGGCCTGCCGGTAGACGATGTAACCAAGCGAGTCAAACGATGAATACGAAGACGCCGAGTGACATTCCAAAGCGGATCGAAATGGCCATTCCCGGCGACTGCATTCAGTTCGCCCAGTCGGAGGCCGAAGGTGGCGCGAAGCTGCCTACGTTTTCGATGACCGCCTACAGCGGTGGCCCGATCGACGTGGGATTCGAGTTCCCGGTTCTCGTTGACCTGGCCGGAATGAAATGGGCGGCAAAGGTCCCGATCAGGCTCAATCATTCGCGTGACCACGGCGTGGGCCACGCGGTCGCGATCGAGGTGCGAGCGGACAAGCTCTACGTATCCGGCGTGATTTCGCGAGCGACACCGGCGGCCATGGAGGTCGTCGCGAGTGGAAACAACGGATTCCCGTGGCAGGCGAGCATCGGCGCATCGATTCAGCGATGGAAGTTCATCGAAGAGGGCAAGACCGTCGAGGCGAACGGCAAGACGCACAACGGCCCGCTTATTCACGCGACGAAAACGACGCTCGTTGAGACATCGTTTGTCGACATCGGGGCAGACAACACCACGACCGCGAAGATCGCGGCATCACACGACAAAGGAGGCCAGACCATGTCAAGCGAAGGTGCAACTACTGTGACGCTCCCGGCGCCTGCGCCGATCATCGAAGCGGCCAAGCCGTCTGACACGTCATCCATGCGCGATCAGATTCGCGCCGAGTCGTTGGCGGAACACAAGCGAATCGCGGACATCCGCAAGCGTGTAGGTTCCACTGACATCGAGGCGTCGCAGCGTGACGACATCATCTCCGAGGCGATCGAAAAGGGGTGGGACGCGGATCGCGCTGAACTCCACGCGCTGCGGGCATCCCGCGCGCCGACGAAGAACATCAATGCCAGCATGACGCTCGATCAGCCCACCGGCTCGGTCGTGTCCGCTGCGTTGTGCCGAGCGATGGGCATGGATGGCAAGCGAATCGTCGCACACTACGGAGCCGATGCGGCGAATGCGATGGAGCTCGCGAAGCTCAATCGCGTCGGACTGCGTGGGCTATTCGAGGCTGCGTGCGGCCAGTCGCTGCCGAATCCGCGACAGGACACGAAGGGATTCATCCGGGCCGCATTCTCGACCATGAGCCTGCCGAGCTTGCTCGGCGCAACCGCGAATAAGACGCTGCTCGATGCCTACGAGGGCATGGATCAGACGTGGCGATCGTGGGCGCGTGTAACGCAAGTCAACGATTTCAAGGCACACACTCGGCATCGGATGAGCGGGTCGTTCAAGTTCCTGCCCGTCGCCGCTGATGGCCACATCCAACATGGCACCGTCAGCGAACAGACGTTTACCGTGCAGGCAGACACCTACGGGCGAATGTTCTCGATCACGCGGCAGGACATCGTCAACGATGACCTTGGCGCGTTCGGCAATATTGCCCGCGAGATTGGCATGGGCGCTGGCGAATCGGTGGCCGACGCTGCCTACACGCTGCTTCTCGCCAACACCGGGAGCTTCTTCGCGACCGGGAATGCAAACTACATCGAAGGCGCGGCAACGAATCTGCAGGTGACGTCGCTGACGTCGCTGAAGACGACCCTGATGAAGCAGACCAAGCCCAACGGCACTCCGATCGGCTACACGCCGCATTTGATCCTCGTGCCATCGGAGCTCGACGTGACGGCTCGGACGCTGCTCAACAGCCAGTTGCTGCTTGAGGCCGCAACCGCTGGCTCGCCGAAGCCCGCGAACAACCCGCACGTTAATTCTTTGCCGGGCGGCGTAGTCAGCACCCCGTACTTGAGTAATTCGAGCTACACCGGTTATTCGACTACGGGGTGGTATCTGTTCTTCGATCCGTCGAAGTTGCATGCCTTCGAGGCCGCGTTCTTGAACGGCGTGGACACTCCGACGGTCGAATCCGCCGACGCTGATTTTGATCAGCTAGGCATCCAGATGCGCGGATACTTCGACTTCGATTTCGCGCAGTCTGACTATCGCGGTGGTGCGTTCTCCAAGGGCGCGGCGTAACCAGCGCCGCGGTGGCGAGTGGTCGGTCGGTGATTCAGACTCAACTGCGAAACGAAAGGACGACACATGGCTCAGGCAACCTTTGTTCGTGACTCGGGGACGATCCCGTATACCCCCGGGTCAGCGGTAACGGCGGGCGACGTGGAGATTGTTGGCAACAACGCTTACGTCGCCAAGCTCGACATTGCGGCCAGTGCTCTTGGCACGCTGCACAAGGATGGCGACTTCGATTTCGTCAAGGCCACCGGGGCTTTCTCCGCCGACGACGATGTGTATTGGGACACCGATGGTGACCCTGTCGGCGGAACGGCTGGCACCGGTGCGGCGACATCGACCGCTGCTGGCAACTACTTCTTGGGCGTCGCGACGGATGCTGCCGTCAGCGGTGGCGCTACGGTGCGCGTGCGTCTTCACCCCGCGATTCCCGATCGCATCCCCGGCCTGCTGACGCTCTCTGTCGGCGCATCCACCGCTGCGGCTGGCTCGGCCGTGGGCGATGCGGCGGCCCTTCCATCGGGCACTGCGTCGATCTATCCGACGAGCGCAGGCGATGGCATTAAGGGCGTAATCATCAGCGCGACGGACAAGGTGACGGGGCGCACTTTCCTCGTGACCAATGGCGCGGCCGCCGTGGTGAAGATTTACCCGCCCACTGGTGGCGCGATCAACAACGGCTCGGTTAACGCGGCGTTTTCCACCGCGTCTGGCGGTGGTGCGCTGATCACTTGCATCGATTCGGCCGCTAACACGTGGTCGGCCATCACGGTGTAATCGCCCATGCCTGACATGTTCGCCACGATGTCGGTGTGGCTCACGGACCAGCGCGACACTCACTTCGCGCACGACGTGACGTACTCGCGTGGTGCGTCGAGCGCCACGCTGCGTGCAACTGTCAGCGACTGGGACGCGAGCTACTCCACCGACGAGGGGCAGTGGGTCGAGTCCAAGATGCGCGCGTTCGTTTTTGTGACGACCGCTCTGGAGTTCGCTGGCGTGCCGTTCGTCCCGCTGCCAGGCGATCGAATCACTGACGTAGTCGGCGTCAAGACGCTGGTCTACGCGGTGGCGAGTTCGCCGGGCGGCGTCGAGTACGAGTACACGACGATGGATCGCTCATCGTGCATGGTGTTCGCGAAGCTCGTATCGGAGACGTAGCCAGTGCCTGCAGGATCTGACATCGCTGACGCAGTGGCTGCGGAGCTAGCTCAGGCCAGCCTGCGCGAGGCGCCGACGATCACGACAGCGTGGCTGCCGAAGATTGAGCGTGAGGACCTGGGCGACTCGATGCGACTAACGGTGGTGCCTCGGCCCCTGAGCGTCGCGCCGAGCACGCGAGGTTCGCTGGCGTGGCGCGTGGCGATCGAGGTTGGGATCAATCTCGGCATCGCCGCTGATGAGACGGACGACGACGCGATTAGGCGCGTGCAGTTCACGCGCGATGAGGTGGCTCGTTTTCTCATCATGCGTCCGCTGGCGACGATGCCGGACGCGAGAACGGTCGGTGAAATTGAGTTCGGGCCATCGCTGAGCGACGAGCATTTGAACGAGCTACGGGTGGTGACATCCGTGCTCAGGATCACATACGAGCAGTTAACGCCAATCTGAGGAGGCCACACATGGCAGCTACGGCAGGCTATCGGGGCAAAATCTACTACGCGACGACGACCACGTGGGGCAGCGAAGTGTGGGCGGAAGTCGACATCGCAATCGACGTCAACGCTCCGAAGACATCGACCGAGATTCCTGCGTCGGCGCGTGCTGACGGTGGGCACGAGGTCGTCATCCCGGGCCTGCACCAGTGGGAGATCACCGCCACGCTTCGGCGCGAGGTGGACGACACCGCGTGGCTCGCGCTCAAGGATGCGTGGGAGGATCGGACCGTGCTGAATGTCGCTGCGATGAGCGGCCCCATCGCGACCGCCGGCAGCGTCGGACCTCACTTCTGGGGTGTCGTTACCGACTTTAGCGACGGCGAATCTCTCGATGGTTTGGCAACCACGAACATCACGATCAAGCCGACGCCCGCCGCGAACAACCCCGAAATCCTGGTCGTTCCGTAATCACGCCTGGAGTGACAATGGCCAAGAAGATTGACACTTCGCCAGCGGTCTGGGCGAGCGCGGAGGAGCGATCGTTCACCGACCTCGACGGTAGGACGTGGACGTTCGACATCCGCGTGTCGCATCAGGCGGATGCGGCATCAGCGGGGCTCGACATCGTGAAATGGTTCACCGACAACGGCTATCGCGAGGCCCACGCCAGCGATTGGTCCGTCATCACGTCCGCAATGTGCGCGTGCCTTGGCGACGACCAGCGCGAGAGGTTAGGCGTCAGCGAATGGCGGCAATTGCTCGATGCGATGGACAGCGACACGATCGAGTCGGCAATCGCCGCATGGTGCATGGGAGTGATTCAATTCCTCCCAAAATCCCAGCGGCGTCTGCGTCTGGCGATGGCGCGGGCGCTGCGGGATGCGATGCGGGAGGGGAGCGAGGCGATGGCGAAGGCGACCGATCTGATGATGGAGAAGCTCGCGACCCGTACCAGTTCGTCCGAATCTCCTACCGACTCGCAGGCATCGTCGGAGTCGATCCCCGCAGCCTGACGATGGCCCAGTTGGTGTGGATGTCAGAGGCGAAGGCGGAGCATGACTGGACCATCGCTTCGGCAATCCAGGCTGCGACATTCAACAGCCGCCCCGGCGTCAAAAAGTCAACGTGGGTGAGCCCGGACAAACTCAACCCGATGCTTGCAAGGACGACGAAGATGAAGCGCCGCAAGAATGAGCCTAGCCCCGCGTCATCGATTGAGAGTTTGGCGAAGGCGATGATTGCGTCGGGCTACAAAGTCGTGACGTGCAAGGCCCATCCGTTGGAGCCACGCAATGATGACGCTGCAAATGGCTAAGGCCGCATTCTTCGACCGCCAGCGCGTGGTGTCGGCGGTCAAGAAGGCGAATCGAGAGAACCTAGGCAAGGCGGGGAAGATGGTTCGCGGCGCGGCGCGTGAGTTGATCGGGCGAGTTCGGAAAAAAGCAAAGCCTCGACCACCAGGCCAGCCGCCAAGATCCCCGACGGGCACCCTCAAGCGCAGCATCCTTTTTGCCTATGACGATCAGACGGAATCAGTAGTCGTCGGCGCCGTTCGTTACCCGGGCTCCAAGTCGCAAGTGCCAGCTCTGATGGAATACGGAGGCACCGCTCGACGTCGGGCACGACGCGGGCGCAAGCAGGTGGTTGCGAAGTACCCCCCGCGTCCGTACATGCGGCCAGCCAATGTGGCGGCGGCCCCAAAGTTCCCCAAACTGTGGCATGACTCCGTGGTGTAACAACGATGTCAATGGCCCGGAACATCCCCGCAGGCGGCGCGTACGTGGTCATCGGGATCACGGACAAGTATTCGCGCGAGTTGAAGGTCGCATCGCAGAAGATTCGAGCGTTCGGCATCGGCATCACGAAGATCGGCGCGGCGATGACTGCCGCCGCCGCAGCGATGGCGACTCCGCTGGTGCAGGCCGCGAAAGTGTGGGGCGGATTCGAAGCGTCGATGAGTCGCGTCAAGGCGTTGACGGCGGCGACGGGGGAACAATTCGAAAAGCTCAACGATCAGGCGCAAGACCTGGGCAAGACGACGGTGTTCTCCGCTTCGCAAGCAGCGGATGCGATGAGCGTGCTTGCACTGGCCGGGTTCGATGTCAACCAGATCATGGAGGCGACGCCAACGGTTCTTGACCTTGCCGCCGCCGGCCAGATCGATCTTGCGACCTCGGCGGACATCGCAGCGAAGGCGATGTTCGGTCTGGGGCTGGAGGCTAGCGACCTAGGCCATGTCGTGGACGTGTTGGCCAAGGCGATGAGCACGGCGAACACCGACATCGTGATGGTCGGGAACGCGCTGGCCTACGTTGGTCCGATCGCGAAGACGGCGGGGGTGTCGCTAGAGGACATCGTCGCTGCAATTCAGATTCTGAGCAATGCCGGCATTCAGGGCGAGATGGCTGGCACCACATTACGCGGTGCCATTCTCTCATTGTCCGCGCCGACTGCGGAAGCAACCGCGACGCTGAAAAGGCTCAACGTCGAGGTGCAGGATTCCGCGGGCAACCTTCGCCCGCTCGCAGACATCATCGACGGGCTCGCCAACGCGACGGCCAAGATGGGGACGGCGCAGAAGCTCGGCACGCTGTCGAGCATCTTCGACGCACGGCAGTCGTCAGGCTTTGCCGAGCTTGTGGCGCAAGGTGGCGACAAGCTACGAGGTTTTAGCCGCGCGCTCCGCGACAGCGGAGGCACGGCGGCACGCATTGCGAGCGTGCAAATGGACAATCTCAGGGGCGACATGGATGAGTTGTCGTCGGCTGTCGAGGCCGTCCAGATCGCGATCGGCAAGGGGCTCAATCCAGACCTTCGCGCTCTGTCGCAATGGGCGACGCAAGCGACAAGCAACATCGCGGCGTTCGCCGAGAAGAACGGCGAACTCATCGCGTCGGTCGGGAAGATGATCGCTGCCATCGGTGCGCTTGGGCTGTTGCTCGTGGCCACCGGCGGCACCATTTCGCTGCTGGGTCTTGGGCTCGCGGGCGTAGCTGTCGGCATGTCCACGCTCGTTGCGATCGTCGGGACATTGCTCAGTCCGCTGGGCCTGTTGACGGCAGGCTTTGTTGGGCTCAGCGCGGCCGCGCTCAAGTCCAGCGGGCTGATGGACGACGCATGGAAGATGACTCGCGACGCTCTCGACGCTCTGGGCAAGGACGCAGTGGCGACGTTCTCCGCAATCGGCAACGCGATCGCTGGCGGCGACTTGAAGCTCGCGATGGAGATCGCTACGCAGGGGATGGAGGTAGCGTGGCTGGACATGACGCGCGGTCTACGTGAGGCGTGGATTGAGTTTCAGCAGTGGTTCGGCAACATCACGACGGACATCTTCGCGGGATTCGACGCACTCGTGAAGACGTCGCTGAGCAAGTTCAAGCACGCGATGATCGACGTAAAGGACGCGTCGAACCCCGTACTGGCGACATGGCGAAAGGTGGTCGATGCAGTAGGCATTGGCATCCTCCGCGCGGAGCACAATGTAGCCGGGATGTTCGGTGGCGGAGAATCGTTCGACCTTGCCGGGGCTCGACAAATTGTCGATGCGAATCAGAAGGCGGACTTCGCCAAGGCGTCGGTAGCTGCGGCCAAGGCGCACTCGGCGGAGTCGGCCAAGCACGCGGCCAACATGATGGCCATCGCTCGCGAGGCGGACAAAACGGGCAAGGCGTCGAAGGATTGGGCGGACAACGCGAAACGCGCCCTGCGAGACTCGATCGAGGCCTCCAAGGTGATGTTCAACATCTTGGCGGCTCAAGCTGCGCAGGCGGCACACATTGCAGCGGAGAACGCAAAGACGCCGGAACAGCGACTCCAGGGCTACATCGGCGACACGGGCGGGATGAATGCAGAGCGGCAGAAGGCCGTGATGGAGGCTCGCGGGATTCCGTACGACAACCGAAAGGGGGTGATCGGCGAGGATTCGATGGCGGCGTTCGCCGCGAGCCGAGCCGCCTACATGAGCCACAGCGCGGCTGGTGCAGTGTCCGCATCCGCTGGCGGATCGGCGCGTCAAGTCGATCTATCCCTGACTGCGCTTGGCGGACCATCGCGTGGAGCATCGAGCAAGAGCGCCGAGCAAACGACGATGGAGCGGATCGTTGCTCAATTGCAAGCTCTGCGCGACGAAATCAAGCGTGGCGTGCCATCAGTCGCGAGGGGGAATAGCTGATGCCGACGCTATCACGAGCCCCGTTTTACGAGTCGAGCACCCGCGTCGAAAACGGGCGGATTGTCACTGCCGAGATGAAGCTGCTCATCACTGGGCTGAGCGGCATCTACAATCTCGACGCGCTCGCGCTCGCGTACCTAGAGTCGCTTTCGCCGGGCTCAGGCTATCGCTACGGCGATGAGCACCCGGACTATCCGGGGCGGCAACTCTACCTACGCCACGTCACATACAGGGCGCTGCCATCGGACGATGCAGCGGAGGCATCGCTCACGTACCTCTACAGCCCGCGCGGCACTGCGTCATACTCAGGCGTCACGTCAGTAGAGCAGGTGACGACGCAGGTGGATCGCACGGGCGAGCCGATCACCGTGCAGCCGGTCGATGATGGCGGCGATCCAGTAGGCGACCCCGTAGGCGCTGAGGCGAGCGTCGAGCAGGCGTCGCAGATTCTCGTGGCGGAGGTGACGCTCAACACGCCGACGCCGGGATCGGTGCAGGCGACATACCAAAACAAAATCAACTCGACAACGTGGCAGGGCAAGCCAGCGGGTGCGTGGCGATGCAGGCTGGTGACATTCGAGGAGGAGCAGATCGATAGCGGGGCGACGTGGTATCGATACCGATTCGAGTTCTCGTTGTCGGAGCCTAGCGGCCACCAGCCGAAAGTGCTCTATCACGAGCTTGCCGATGGCGATCTTCGCCCGCAGACGCCAGTGGTCGTCGGCACGAATCTTGTCGAAGTCGATTGGTACGACGGTGCGAACTTCAACGACATCTTCCCAACTATCTGAGGTGAATCATGGCGGTGCAGATTTACGACGGCGGCAAACTGGTGGTCAATGAACTGGTCGTGACGGACACGGTGAACGTCCCTGCGGGCCAACTCACTGGCGCGAATCTATCCGCTGGTGCCGCGATCGCGACGACGCAACTGGCGCAGAGAACTTTTGCCAAGCACACGATCCCGCTCCACACGCTGCGCGTGCACGACGCATTGCAGACGCTGCTGCCGACGTCGGCGGGGACGGATGATCTAGGACTCGTGCCAGGCACGTTCGGCACGAACGCGCCGAAGATCAAGAGCAGCAATGCGTCGTCAACGTCGGTGACGCAGTACGCTCGGTTCTTGTTTCCGATGCCACCAAACTACGAGGCAGCAGAGAGCGTTCGCGTCGCCATCGAGGCGCTCATGGAGGTCGTGTCAGACACGAGCGCGACGCTCGATGTGGAGTGCTACCGATGCGTAGGCGACGGCACGCTGAGCGCGGACCTGTGCGCCACCTCGGCGCAGTCGATCAATTCCGCGACGGTGTCGCGAAAAAACTTCACCATCACTTCGTCGGCGATCGAAGCTGGCGACGTGCTCGATGTTCGCATCACCGTTGCGATCACTGACGCGGCGACAGGCGCGGGCGTCATTGCGAATCTGCCCGAGATTACGGTCGAGCTTGACACGCGAGGATAATCATGGACTTTCGCCCGAACGAACCAATCACCGCTCGCCTGATGGGCCAGATCATGCGCCAGTTGCGCGGCATGATCCAGGTCGAGCGCGGATGGCTCGCGATGGCGAATCTGCCAGAGGGGGTGGTGATCAAGGCGGGGCCGAGGATCAAGAATCGACCGATTGGCGCTGGCGGTGCGATACGTTTTCGCGTGAAGGAAATCAGCTACGACTGGATCCGATGCAGAAATTACGATGGCACGACCGAGGGGACATCCGACGTCTACGTCGCCAAGGGGTGGACATGGCGCAAAACGGGACACATTACTGGCTACACTTATGACCCCGACGGTGTGACGCGAACGTATACTGCGGAAAGTGAGACGCAGACGCTGTTCCCTCCACTAGCTATTGACGATGACATACTCGCGGAAGTGATAGACGGCGGAACAGGCGTATCGAATCCAATCGATTCGAGCGAAATAATGCTAATGGCTCGCGATCGTTTTTGGTCGAGGGAGTGCTGAGCAATGCCCGCAACTAATGCGCTAGGTTACGGCAACGGGGCATTCTGTAGAGCCAATGGTGCGCTTGGGTGCTGTGATTGTGCGACGGTTGATTTCACACGCGTTCTCATCCCCGGTAGCCCATTCCTTATATCTGCACCAGGGCAGCCTGTTACGGCACTTGTTGCCAATTACTACCAGGAATGGGACCCAGATTACCCCGATGAAGTGGACTATGGATGGCTCGGAACTAACGCCGACGCAACCTTGACATCAGGCGGAACATCTATCCCCGTTTGGGCGCATTGCGCGGCGCGACGGGTGATCAGCGGGACGCGGCATCGCATGTACTTGGCTGGTGACGAATCTGGCTCTGGCGCATTCGAGCATTACACGATCCACCGAGTAGATTTTGACCCGACCGCTGCGAATCCTGATGACGGGCTTGGAAACTTCCTCAGTGGATTTGGGGACGACGGTCAAGCTGTGGTCGGCGACGACGTCACCCACGTTCGAGCGATCGAAATCCTCGACATGGTGTGGCGTGGGTCGAACCTGTACATGTGTGGGCGCGGCGGCGCCACCGACTCTGGCACAGTCTGGAAAGCCACCGACCTCACGGACGGGGGATCGATCGTGTGGAGTTGGACTCCGGGAGACGCGTCGAGCGTCGACTGCATCGCGGTAGATTCGTCTGGCGACGTGTACGCAGTCGTGGCCCGAGTCGGGGGATTTTCCGTCGTCAAGCTCTCTGGCGCTGACGGCAGTTGGGCGGGCGAGTGGGACGCGGGGAACAATCTCAATGACCTCGAAATCGATGACTCCGACCGGCTTTACGTGACTGGTCCGCCGTCATCCACATGGACCGGATCGGGCGGAGCGACGCGCAATGTGTGGGCGCTCGACACGAGCCTGGCCGTCGTGTGGTCAGCGCAGGTGATGGTGACTGGCGCCCAGCCATTGGGAGGATCGCCGACATCCTGCGCTGTGCGTCGATCAACCGGTCAATTGTGGCTCGTGCAAGGCACCGATCCCATCACCCTCACCAGACTCAGCGCTAGCGGAGCAATCGAGCGTGAGAGCGCCATCGGCGGTCTGCCATCGTCGTGGCTGCAGGTGCGCGACATCGTCTGCCAGGATGCCACGGGGGCGCTAGTCATTGGCCGCCCGGCTCAGCAGTACGACGCTGGCATACTCGGCGTCAATCCCACCGCACACTGCGTCTACTATGAGCCGACAGCCGCCGTCGCGTGGGGGTGGGAGTATTCCTGCACAGGCAAAATGACAGCCGACGATTGGTAACACTGAATGGAACCAAAATGAAAACGCTGAGAAACATCGCCATCGCCGCAATCGTCATCGGATGGTACATTGCAGAAGTAGTGTACCGAGCGTGCGGCTGCTCATCCGAGCAGTGGAGGTAATCGTATGATCAGGAGCTACCATGACTGTAGATTCCCTGCCAGACCGAGTGCGCAAAATTGGCCGCATGTGTCGGCGAATCTATTCGCTTCGCACGCTCGCGGACACGGAGACGCTCGTACGCGTGTCGCTGGATCAGCGTGTGCTAATCACCCTGCCGGACGACGAGGACGCTGCCTACGTGGTCTACGAGGGCACGCACAGCGTGAGCGACATGATACGACATGCGTTCGCCTGCCAGCGGCGGAGGCGGTCGTGGTCAGGCATGACGATCGGACGACATGCGCTGGTGCACCGAGGCTGGGCCGACATGTGCGCGGAGATGACCAGATCGCCGATGCTGGCCAAGGCGATGCGGCAGGCCAACGAGCGGAGGTCGATCTATCTTGGCGGTCACTCGTACGGCGGGGCTCTGGCAGTCTTGCAGGCGGTGGGGCTCAAGATTCGCGGCTACCACATCGACGGCGTGACTACCATCGGGTGTCCGCACGTCGGCAATCGGACATTCTCCGATTTGTTTCGCGCCGTCATGGCTGGCCCGATCGAACGTGGCGAGGTGAATCACGTGCGCACGACCGGCGACATTGTGCCGATGGTGCCGTGGCTGTCGGGGCTCGCGATGCCGTGCATCATCGGGCTCTACACACGCACGCCGGGCACGTACTGGACGATCGACACCGGCAAACTACCTGACGTTGCGATAGGCGCTGCGCTGCGAGGTAGGATGGTGAAGAAGCTGGCGGCGGATCATACGATTGGCTACTGGCGGGAAATGTCAGGCACGAGCGATTTAGCGATCGAACGATACGAGGTGTGACGTGGCGATGGTAGAGATTACTTTGGCGAAGTCATCCACATGGCCCGCAGGATCGGCGCTGGAGCTAGTGGTAGGATCAGAGGGCGCGGCGTCCCTAGCGGCCAGCGACCCCGTTGGCGGGACCGTCTATCATCGTGTCCGCGTCGGCGATGCTCAGGCGATCAAGCTACAGGCGATGGTAGATCAGGTGGCGCACGAGGCTACGTTCCCCGTGGCGGTGCGAGTCGTGACGCCAGCCGGTGATGTGGCCGTGACTGAGACTACGATGGTGCTACGTCGTCCGCCTCACGCACCGCAGGACTTCACGCTCGCCGCCAGCCTGACGCCGGGCACGTTCACGATCGGCTGGGATGTTAGCGACGACTTTTAGGAGAGTATCCAATGGCCGACAATTATACGGTATCTACCTTAACATTCGCTGGCCCCGACGTGTCCGGCGTGCTATATCCGAGCGGCATACCCTACCTACTCAGCGGGTCGTCTGGATCGTGGGTCGTCACTGCACCATCCGCAGGCGCGGGAGCGGTAGGGCTCGGCGTGCAGCGAATGACGCTGGCAAGCGACGACCCGGCGGTGGCCAAGCTCGGCACCATCGACACGGACACGGGGGCCATCGCTACTTCGGCGGCTAGCATCGACGGAAAAGTAACCGCGTGCAACACTGGCGCCGTCGTACTCGCTGCGGGCGCGGCCAACATCGGCGACGTGGACGTACTGAGTCTACCATCGACGTGGTCGGTGGACCTGAGCGGTGCTACTTTCCCGACGCTGACGGTGGCGGCTCACCATGTGACAAATGCGGGCACGTTCGCCGTGCAGGCGACGCAGTCTGGCACGTGGATAGTAGACTTGGGCGCGACGGATAACGCGGTGCTCGATGACATCGCGGAGTCGCTCAATGGCACGCTGGCGGTGAGCGCCGCATCGCTGCCACTGCCGAGCGGTGCGGCGACGGAGTCCCAGCAATCGACTCAAAGCGTGCTGCTCAACGCGATCGAAATCTCTACCAGCGGCTTGGCTTCGACAGTATCAGGCACCGAAGTACAGGTAGACATCGTGGCCCCGCTGCCGGCAGGCACGAACGCGATCGGTAAGCTTGAGGCCAACTCTGGCGTGGACATTGGTGACGTGGACGTGACATCGTGCGCACTGCCGACTGGCGCGGCGACGGCGGCCAAGCAACCTGCGATCGGCACGGCGGGCACGCCATCCGCTGACGTGATCACTGTGCAGGGCATCACGTCCATGACAGCGCTGAAAGTAGACGGCTCGGCGGTGACTCAGCCCGTGAGTTTGACCAGCACGACCATCACGGGGACGGTGGCTGCGACACAGTCGGGCACGTGGACGCTTGGGGCTAATTCCGGCGTAGACATCGGGGATGTGGACGTGCTCACGGTGACGCCTGGCACAGGCGCCGCACACCTCGGCAAGGCGGAGGACGCGGCGCACACGACAGGTGACGTGGGGGTTATGGCGCTCGGCGTTCGTCGCGATACACAGTCTACTTTGGCCGCGACCGATGGCGACTATGTGCCGCCGCAAATGACAGCGTTTGGGGCGATGAGAGTTTGCCTTGCGGCGAACGATGACTACCGGTACGCGGCGGTATCAGCGGCATCGAGCGGCGACAATACTATCGTGGCCGCGGCTGGATCAGGCGTCAAGATTCGCGTATTGTCGGCGAAGCTCATCGCAGCCGGTGCGGTGAACGTGCGATGGGAAAGCGGCGCTGGTGGTACAGCCTTGACCGGCGTGGAGACCATCGCCGAAGCTGGGTTCGGGTACGTCCTGCCCTACTCGCCAGCCGGGCACTTCGAAACGGCGGCGAACACGCTTCTGAATCTGGAGCTTAGCGCTGCGGTTCAGGTGTCAGGCCACATTACCTACATTCTGGTAAGCTAGTCATGATACTATCATTCCCAGACTACCTTGTTGACCATGACGAACGCACCCCAGAGATTATCTATGAAATCGACATGGCCCCGGAATTGGATGGGAACGGCGTGCGCCTCAATCGCCATGCTCGGCGTCGCCTGCGTAGCGCCAAGTTGCACCGTGATCGAGGGACATGGCTGGAAGGTGACTCGCATCCTCACCGACGCGGGACTGGAGGACGCGCAATTCGCGGGGCCTGACGGGACGCAGCTTCACATCGGACGCTACGGATCGAATGCCCCGTCGGCGGAGGAACTCCTGATACTCGCGGCCAAGCTCGCAAAGTAGACTCACATGGCATACTACCTCCACTACGGCCCGTGGCAATTCACGCCAGAGATTCGCGAGAATGGCGTGGTAATTGAGCCTGCGCAGTGGACGCCGCCCGGTGGATGCACGGCGGCAATCGACCTGCGCCCGCGATCGATGCGCGGCGACTATGACAGAGGTGAGGGCGAACATGGCGAGGGTATCTTCGTCAGCCAGTCGCCGACGCGGATTAGCCAGGACTATCGCGTGCTTGGCCGGCCCGGTGACGGTATCGGCCCCGCTGCGCGTGCTGCGCTGCATCCCGACATACCTGCCCATGTGAGCGTCATCGAGGCTGTGACGGACCTGGTGGTCAATCGCCTGCCCGTGTCCGATGAGGCACGCTGCGGGAGCATCCTGCCCGACGCCGGGCGGATCGTGGTCCACCTGGGGCCGATCCGGTTCTCGCCGACGCGGTTTGGCAAGGGTGCTCACATCCGCACAATGGACCGGATCAAGGCGATCCACGCCGAAATCAAGGCGAAGGCTCTGGCCGGAGAGTACCGGGGCGACACTACTTTCCATCGCAAATGGCTGGTCAAGATGGCCAAGCGGCTAGGCATTCGTCCTACCGACGTAGACCAGCAGCACGTGGATGCCAAGCCGTCTACCGCGTTCAGCGACGACTTCGACCGGACCGACGCCAACTGGATCGGCACTTCGTCGGGTGGCGAGGCGTGGGCGCACTGCGGGTTCGGCAGCGATACTACCATGGAGATAGTATCGAATGAGGCAAAGGCTACCAGCGGCAATCCAAATGCTGCACGTATCGACACCGCGTTGTCATCGTCGGACATGCTACTTACGGGCTACTTCCGCTACGTCAACTCAAGCAACACGGGCGGACTGACGGGGCGGAACGTAGGCACGGGCACGGGTAGTAGTGCGTTCGACTGCATCCTCGGTGGAGCGTCGTCGTCTACCGCGGCGCGCATCGTGAGCTACACCAACGGCACGGCCACGACGATCGCGACGGGATCGG